AAGAAAGAGAGAAAAATGCTAGAGGCGAAGGTTTGACATTTACTGAAATGTTGAAAGACTTTGCCACCGAGACTTGTCCCGAATACAACCCCCTTTCCGTTCACGATTTGTGTGAACGTGCTGATAATTGCCGAGAGCAATGGGGTTGGTCCGATGATAGTACCCCTGAAGAACATAATGAAATTTATGAACAACAACAACGTGAGTTTGTGTTGCAGGGTGATGAAGCGAAAGCTAAGGCCATTGATGAAGATCATGCCTTTTGGACATTGAACATGCAACATATGAAGTTCTTTAAGAAAGACTCATTGGAGAAGATGCCGATATGGCTTAGAATCTCATTGCGAGCTCATACCTTTAGTTTGAAGAAACCAGGTATTGCTCGCCTTTGCTCGATAGGAGTGGCTGCTGCCGCCTGTGCATGTACTTATGCTGTGTACCGTTACACAACTAGCGATAACGATGAATTTGAGTTGTTTCCTGAACAAGGAAAGAACCGTGGTGGTGGGAAAGGACACGTTTCTACACGTGGAAAATCCTTTGCCGTGCGACACAAGAAAAATTTTGTCGCTTCCGGAGGAGCTGAACCCGAAATGGATACCTTCGAAGACTTTGAATATGATCAAAAGAAAAATGATCAAGCCTCATTTGATGAGACTTATACCGCCAAAGCTACTGAAGATCGAAAGAAACAAACTGCTGATACATTGAAAGCATTTGCCGATCTTAAAGACTCATGGGCCGATCTCGGAACCCAGGAAGTTAATCTGCCTAGTAAGCGATACTCAGAGGAAATGTTGTTTGGTTCAACCGCACAAAAGAATGCGATGTTTGCGAAGAAAGTGAAGGCTTCTATTGGAAGACCTCACCGGGCGAAAACGTCCGTCGCTGTGAACCTTCGACAAAGATTAGATGAAGAAATTCAGAAAATTAAACCACAAGCATGGAATCCTTCGGATAAGAGTGCTGGGGTTTATAAAATCTATCGAAATGGAACTTATGCCTGCACAGGCACTCATGTTGGTAATAAAATATGGGTTGTAATGCATGCATTGAGCCTGAATGAAGCTGCTGATTATAAAGCAGTAAATCATGTCAACCAATTGCAATTGAGTAGACCAATTTTGTTTGGTGAAGAACTCAGTTATTTTGCGGTTAATGGAATTGCATCCCCTTTTAAGAATACAAGTTTACGTGCGTTGAAAGACGCTGGAATTGTAACTGTATTTGGTTTTGGTGATGGCAAGCGTGCCACACCTGAAAGCATACCTGGCTTTGCTAGTGTTGAAGGATATTGTAGTGCTGAAACTCGCGATGGCGATTGCACTGCACCTGTTCTCGATAAGGATGGATTCATTGTTGGCTTTTGGACTCACGGTACCGGTAAATTCGGACGCTTTGAAAAAGTGACCGATGAGATGATTGAAGTCGCCAAAAGTGGACCTCAAACTCTTCATACCGGGCTGGATTTTCCCAAGGCGGGAATGCCCACCCAGTAAGCATTCCGACGCCACTACAACTGGCCTCTGAACAGTTCTGGGACAGGTATCCTCAGGAATACCATGAATATTTCCATGCAAGTGGCTACTTAAATGAGCTACATGAGAAATATTTGCCTGAAGATGCCTTTGAGCTTGTTGGTCATATGCGGAGATTTCCGCGTTACAGCAACAAGAGAGTTATTGACCCGCAAATACAAATGTTTGCCGATCAGGTTGGACTGAAGTTGCCCACAAATTGGGGACTTCCTATGCCAAATGAAGAAGCGAGTTACAAATCGCTTGGGAAATATAACAAGTTAGTACCCTTTATGGAGCCTAAAGATGTTGAAGACATGAATAAGGCTTGGGAAATGGTTGATCAGCACTTTTCACCCTATATGAGAGATTCTGAAGTTCGTTCTGTCGATGAAGTCATTAAAGACTTAGACAAGAACACCTCATGTGGTGCCCCATTTACCCAGAAATACACAACAAAGAAGGACCTTTTCACAAATTGTGATGGGATCCTAGATTGGCTCGAAGCCGATTGGGATCGTTTAGTCGAAGATGACTGGACTTGTGTTGCTACTAACTCATTGAAAGAAGAGGTGCGTGCTCAAGAAAAGATTCTTGAGAATTCAATACGCACTTTCACCGCAATGCCTGTCGATGCTACCGTTCACGGTAACCGACTCTTTGCTGACATGAACGAGAAGATGTATGCTGCCCATTTGGTTAGCGCCTCGTATGTCGGAGCTTCGAATGTTAAAGGAACCTGGGGACGTTTGTATGATAAATTAAACGTCTTCCCGAATGGTTATGCTCTTGATGAAAGTCAATATGACTCTTCTTTGCGCGCCTACATGATGTGGGGATGCGCAGAATTCCGTTTTCGCATGTTACGAAACGAAGACCGAACTGCTGAAAATAAACGACGTATTATTGTTTATTACCGAAATTTGATCAACACTCTTGTGTTGACAGCAGAAGGTGTGATTGTCATGAAGAAGGGAGGAAACCCTTCAGGTTCTGTTAATACAATTTCAGATAATACCTTGATTCTCTATGCCCTAATGTCCTATGCTTGGGTGAAGCTTGCTCCACTTGGAGCAGATGATATTGAGAACTTTGAACTCCACACTGCGAAAGCACTAAATGGAGATGACAACACCTGGACTGTCTCAAACGCTGCCCACACTTTCTATAATGGTAGGAGTGTTATTGATGTTTGGAAGACCATCGGAGTTATAACAACTACTGATTCCCTTGAGCCTAGAAAAGCCGCAGACCTTGATTTCTTGTCTGCGCACACCATCTTTCTTGATGGTTGTCCTGTACCTTTGTACGATCGCACTAAGCTTATGACTAGCTTATTGTATGCCCCGTCAGCACATTTGACTCCTGAAACGAGTTTAAATCGCGCCGCTGCGCTTTTGCTGAACGGTTGGACTGACCCAGTTTTTCGCACCTTTTGTCGCGATTTTATAAACTGGCTTCTCAAAGAGTATGACTCTGTTTTATTTTCAGACGATAGATGGATAATGGCTAAATGCTCTGTCCTTTCTGATTCACGTCTGTATGAGTTATATACAGGCCGGAAACAACATGAAATTCTCGACTCGCAGTCGATAGAATTGTTTCCACAATCCATTACAACTTATCAGGAGCATGAAGAAAGATTAAATCAGCCTGATAAAAGTTGTTTGAGTATGCCTCAAACTAATGGAAAGAAAAAGAGCGGCCAAGTCCGCCGAAATCGAAAACCTAAGAAATCCGTGGTTGTTATTAGAACAGCTGGTCGGGCAGGATTACCAAACGCTGGTGTCATGCTGGGCCCACGCCCAAAACCCGGATTTTCCCGACGTCGCCAGCTTGCTGGCGTTGGTCAGACGCGGAATGCATCTGCACCAATGGGTCGTCGCACAGCCACATTTACCGAAGACGAATATATTGCAGAGGTCATTGGACCGAGCACTGGAGCAAATTTCAACGTTACTTCTTACGCTGTTAATCCAGGAAATACCACTACATTCCCTTGGCTGTCCTCAATTGCTAAGCAATTTGAGAAATACCATTTTAACTTTCTCGAGTTTTATTATAAGAGAGAAGTGTCTGAGTTTGCAACGGCTGGCACTACTGGAAAGGTTATAATGAGTTTTGATGCCGATGCATCAGATGCCCCACCTGCTTCAAAGAAGCAGATGGAAGACACGGATCCACATATGGATGATATGCCGTGTAAGAACATGAAGTTAGTTGTTCCCAAACAAATCTTGAAAAGGATGAATGATGGGTTTTATGTTCGCCCTGGTGGCTTGCCAGGAGGATCAGATATTAAGATGTACGATATTGGAAATCTTTTTATTGCAACTCAAGCTCTTGCAGCGAATACTGCAACTGTTGGCGAACTTCATGTTCGCTACAGTGTGACACTATTTATTCCTGTTTTGGAATCAATTACCACCGCGCCTGCTAATAATCAAGTTTCACAACTGATTTCAGGTGCTGGTGAGGCTTTGACAACTTCAGTTCTTTACACACTACTATTAGCTGATACAACTGCAGCTGATGGTTATAATAATGGTCTTGGTGTGACTAACGTTAACGGCGTAATTACACCAGCTGCTGGTAACTATATTGTTACTGGCACCATTTTATCTGTTAATACTGGTACTAGTACTGTTTTTGATATGTTTATTTACAAAAATAGTACAGCGATTACTGTCTTTAGTCCAAGTATTGCTATTGTTGCTCAAACGAGTGGAGATCAAACTCTCACTCAGTCTGTCTTTGTGTCTTGCAATGGAACAGATACCCTTACACTTCGTGCTGATAATGCCTTTTCATCAGGCACAAGCACTGTGTATGGTTCAATGCTCATCCAAGCAATTTAAATATTGCATGAGGTAAAGGAAAATACCTGAAAGAAACCCGTGTGCACAAACGTTTTATTGTGCCAACCAGCTTGCGTTGTAAAACAAGCGAGGTGCCCCGCGGCCGTTAACAGAGGCGGGTCGATGGCTAAAATGTCTTTAAGATAGCCCTAGAACATGACTGGAAAACATGTACGTTAACCGTGTTACGGTAGGTTTGTGAAACCAAAATTCTCGTTCGTTTATGATAGATTGGGTGGGAGTTTAAGAGTAGACCATGCGTTTGTAGCCACTGAATATTATAAAATCTCCAAAGTCGAGTCACGCATGTGGAAAATATACCACGTCCCCTCAAGATTGTTTCGC